TCGATGAAGTCCGGGTGGTCGACCAGCTTGTCGAATACCGGCCGCGAGAAGACGCCAATGTTCGGCATGAAGCCACCGGAGTTCAGGCGCGCCAGGGTCTTAGCGTGGCGGATGTCCGTGATGGGATTGGACGTGCTGTAATCCCAGTACACGACGTGGGTTCCGTCCGACGTGGCCTGTCCAGCCAGTTCGCCGGTCCAGATGCCGCTCTTGAAGTACTGCGACGCCCACAGGTTTTCACGGCGGATCAGCGCCTTTTGGGTCAGGAAGATCGTCGCATCCCGATCCGGTGCCAGGGGGGAGTCGCTGTTGGAGCGGACCTGGTCGTCCACGTCCTTGTGGAGGGCCCAGACGTCGCACGTGTACGTGCCCGTCGAATCGAGCCCGTAGCCGGCGCCCGCGGATTCCTGGGACAACCCGCGCTTCTGCATTTCGTCCCGGTTCCAGTCGCCGCGCTTGTAGGTCCAGTAGAGGTCGCTCTTGTTCTCGACCGGGATCGCGGGAAAAGCCTTGTCCGCGACAAATTCAACTCCGGCCGCCTCCTGGCTGTACGCCACGGAGATGTTCGTCAGCGGACGGTTTACGTGTACATCCTGTAAAGTCGGTTGAGGCATCTATTTGTTCTCCTTTTCTTGTGTTTGCCCGCTGACACCTACATCTTGTAGGGGCCCAGAAGCAACGCCGGAATGATCACGCCGGCCCCCGCAGCCGCCTGCAGCGCGCGCGCCCGTACGAAATTCCCTGCGGTCGCGGTGATTGCCTGGCCGCTGGCGTTGGCCATGAGCGGATCGCCGGCATTGACAGCCGCACCGGCCACCAGCTTGGTGATGCCGAGGATACCCACCTCGCCCTCGGCACCCACCGCGTTTGGCTTGTCCTGAAGCACGCCGTCAGCGACGGCGCCAGCGCCGGTAAAGGCAATCTGCCCGGACGCATTGACAGTGATGAAAAGGAACTGGGGGTTCACGGTCCCACCGCTCGTGAGATCCGAACCCGCTGGAACACCGATACTGCGTAATCCCTGGTCGTATGCCATTTGAATTCTCTCCTTTCGCTTTTGGAATGCTTCCGGGCGCGTTACCGCTCGCTGAGCTGATAGCCCGCTTCCTGAAGCCGGCGGACCAGGTCGGCGGCGTTGTGGCGCGCCCGATACGCTTCGTACACTTCGGGGTTCGCCTCGAGCGCACGCGCAACGGCCTGCTCTTTGGTGACTCCGCGGCTCTGGCCTTGGACGTACAGGTTCTCGACAACCGTGCCCTTGTTCTGGCGCGCGAACGCCTTGGCCTCAGTCTCCAGGTCCTGCATCCGCGCGGTCGCGCCTTTGTTCGGATCGACGTGAGAAGTGATCATGTGGTTCTCGCTTTCTGCGACACGGGAATTGGTCAGGACGTCGCTGACCTCCGCAACGCTCAAATACTGACCGGTGGACTTCTTCTTGGTCAGGAACTCCGTGGCCTTGTCGGGGCACCCCGCCATCTTGCACAGCGCACCGATGGCCGCGATGTCGGTCTCCGACCGCATCCCCGCCAGGGGCTCGCCACCGACGAGAGCCAGCGTCGCAGCGCCTTTGGTCTTGCCCTCCTTTTCGGGATCGGTTTTGGAATCGGGGTCGGACTTCTCCTCCCCATCCTTCTTGGCGGGCGTTTTACCTTCGCACTCCTCGCCGTCCTTCTTCGACTTCTTGTCCTCGACCTCGGGGGTACCGGCGGCGAGGGCCTGGGTGTTCTGAGGCATGTGCTCTCCTTTGATCAAATTTGCGGCTGCCGCCGCGCTGGAACTTCTGACCGGCTCGCCCAACAACTGGCGCAGCGCGTTCATCGCGTCGTCGAACGTTCCTACCTCGTCGGCGAGCAGTGGGAGCGCATTGTCTGCCCACATCAGGCCCGCTTGCGTCGCGACGATATCTTTCTTGTCTGCTTTGCGGTTCCGCGCCACGGTCTCCGTGAAGATCCCGTACTCGCGGTCAACCTCCTCCTGGATGTCGTTCTTCGCCGCCTCTGATAGCGGGCCGTGCGGATTGCCGTCCACCTTCTTCCCGCCGGCGAAGACGTAGGTGTACTTGGCACCGACAGTCGAGTCGAAACCAGACTGATCCACGTGCAACGCATAGACGCCGACCGATCCCACAGCACCGGTGCGCGTGACAAAGACCTTACTCGCGGAACTCGCGATGGCGTACGCGGCGGACAGCGCGATATCGTTGGCCGACGCGTATACCGGCTTCACGCCGCGGACGGAGTAAATGTAATCCGCCAGGTCAAAGCAGCCGGCGGTTTCCCCGCCAGGCGAATCGATGTCCAGCAGGATCGCGCGGACTCCGGCATCCTGCACCGCACTCGTAACCTGCCGCTGAATCTGTTCATACGAGGTGCCTCCGCTCCACATCGACATGAACGTGTCTTTCTTCAGGAGCGTCCCTTGCACCGGAATCACGGCGATGCCGTCGATAACCGCGTAGTCCCTCTCCTCGCCAGACTCCCCGTATCGAGCCATCATTGTGGCCGTGGCGTCGAGGGGCACCCTCTGCCCGGCGATCGCTTCCGGATCGATTCCCAAGCGCGGGCCAACGGCTTTAATGATGACCTCCAGCTTCGGAGGATGGATCATCAACGGGCAATTAATGAACCGCGATGCAACGTGAGCTAGGTGTTTCATTGGACCTGCACCTTTCCGCGGGCTGTGTCGTTCTCGATTTCCTCCTCCGTCATTCCGGCGTTCCGCCCCGTGAGGATCTTTCGGCCGTCCGAGTCGTAGGACAGGCCAAGCTTGTCGGCGCGGGTGTTGTCCGCGGTCTGCTGCGCATCGATCACCGCCGTGTCATAGCCCTGCTCGGCGCACTCGATGGCCCGGCTGGACAGGCCGTCGCGAATCGCCCTCTCCGCAGCCTTGATATCTTTCTCCGGATCAACCCATGGCCAACCGGGGGTGACCCACTGTACGGCTTCGAAGGGCTCAGGATCCTGGTCATACGCGGTCAGTAGATCCACTCCGAAGACCAGCGCGAGCATCGCTTCCTGCAGCCAGCGCCGAAAAATGGGATGGCAGACCTGGAAAATGAAAACGGCATGTTGGAACTGCTCGCACTTCCGGCGAAACTCCAGCAGCCCGGCGCGGATCGACGAGTAGTTGATCCCGGACAGGTCGCCACTGATCTGGTATTCCGCTAGGCCGGCGCCACTGGCGAACGCCTGGAGGCACGTGCGAATGAACGCCTTGAAGTCACCGCTGTCTTTCGCATCGGCGAACTGGACCTCCTCGCCCATGTTCAGAACCGGGAACGTGCCCGGTTCGAGCTTGCTGATCTGCACACCCGGATCAGTTTGCGAGGGGCTGTTCTGGTTCTGGTCCGGCGGGATGATTGGATTATCCGGGCTGACCTGCTTGATGAACCCGGTGATCATCGCCGAGATCTTTTTGCGAACGATCTCAGCGTCCGTATACTGCTCTAGCTCGTACAACTTAGCCAGCACGGACGTCAGCCAGGGTTGGCCGCGGAATTGTCCAGCCCGGATTGGCTTGTACACATGAAGCACGTCCGTAGCCGGCACCCGCTCGACCTGCAGCGCTTCGAGCGGGAAGAACATCGTTTCGCCGGGATGAGCCTTCCAAAAGTGGTAGGCAGCCCGGCGTCCATCGGGACGGAACTCGATACCGGATCGGACACGGTTGTCGACGGGCATCTCCTGCGCGGATTGCCGCCACAGCGGTAACTGCTCTGCCTCGATCAACTGCAACTGGAGCGGTACGGTCAGGCCTTCCTTCTTCGGGCGCGGCCGGAAGCGGACGAACACCTCGCCGGCCTCCATCACCTCGCGCGCCAGAATCATCTGCTGCCCGTAGAAGTCCGTCTGTCCAGACGCCGGATTCTTCGGGTCGTATTCGACATCCGATTCCCGAATCCACCGATTCCACTTTTTCAGGATCAGTTCGCGGATCTTTTCGTCCGGATGCTGGGGCACCAGCCGGATGCCGCGGCCGATCGCATTGGCGACATACGACTCTACCGCCGCGGCCGCCCACGAACTGTTGCGGACCGCGTCGCGGTTGCGCGCCAGCAATTCCAGCCCGTGGGCGTACAGGAGCGTATTCTGGCCGAGCTGGGTGGGGTTCCATCCGTGGGCACGGCGCCCACGCCCGGCAGCGTCGTAGGGGAAGGTACCCATAGCGCGCGTGCGCTGGCCGCGCGGAATCGGCAACGCATCGTGGCCGGCGCGGCGCGCCAGTGTCATGAACGTTTCGATAGGCACGTGTCTTAGTGGCCCCACCCGCTGGTCGTATAGATCCGGACTTGACGGGTCTGCTGCGGTCCGCCTTGCTGGGCCAAGTCACTGAGAATCAGGTTTCGGAGTTTGATGTAGTCATCAACGGAATCGAACTCAAACTCGCGATCTTGAAACCGCACGCGCCTCGCGCCCTGCTTCCGCGCCACGTCGAGCGCATCGAGATCGGCCTGTGTGAACGCCATTTATATCTCCACCTTGAACCGGACCGGACTGCGCGGTGTCGGGGTTCCGCTAGCTCGCGGCGCCGGTTGCCGTGCCTCGTTCTTCGCTGCGGGCGGTGTTACGCGACGCTCGTAGTCGGCCCAGTGCTTCTCCTGGAAACGATCGATACCGACACGGCCAGCCGCCGCGCGCGCATACACCCGGCAGTCTAGCGCTTCGTTGCGCTCGCGCATCTTCTGCCATTCGTGCCGCCGATAGCCTTTGACCAGCTTCGTCACCAACTGCTCGGCGACGATCTGCTTGAAGAACTCTTCGCCGTACTTCGGAAAGTGGCAGTAGCCAGCGGGGAACCGCACACCGGTCTTCAGGTCCTCGTCAGTTGGCCGATCGAGACGCAACCAGCGGTACAGCTCTTCCTTCGCCATGCCGGAGTTGACCGGCCACACTCGGACACCGCGTTTGAGCCTGGTGCCCACCGGTCCGACGTCGACTGGGGACGCCGCGCCCAGTAGAGCGGGTGCTCGCGAATCGCCCTTGATCACCAGCACTCGGCCTCCCTGGCGCCTCGCCCACTGGTAGACCTCGGTCGTGGCGAACCCGGAATCGATCGCGAGTTGCAGGATCGGTAACTCGAGTCCAGCCGCCGTGGTGAACGTCTCGTTCAGCAGGCCGGTCAGTTTCTCCCACACCGCCATACGAGAGGTGTCGCCTTCAAACACCCGGTAGTCGATCGACCACGACTCCTTGCCGCGGCCCCACGCGACAATCTCGACCTCAATGCGATCCTTCTGAACGTCCGCGCCAGCCGTCAAGAACAGACCTTCCGGCGGCACGGTGCCGATCTTATACGACTCGCGGCGATCGTACAGTTTCTGCCACTCTGGAGCCTCGCCCAGGAGCGTCCACGTCTCTCCCAGGACTGTGTTCACGAAGACCTGGAGCAGCGAGGGGTTCTTCTGCGCCTGCTCGAACTGCTTGGCGGCATCGCCCCAGGAGAACCAGCCGACCGGACTGTAGAGGCTGGAGAGATGGAAGCCCGCAGTCTTGCCATCGCCAGTGGCGCCCGGACGCCACTGGCCACGCGCCAGCATCCACTGCTTCTGGTGGTTCTGGATCTCCTGGCCGCAGTGCTCGCAGACGTACGCCGCCTTGTCTGGCAGCCCTTTAGGCCACCGCAGTTGCGCGAATTTGAGAACCTGAAACTCCCGGCAGAGCGGGCACGGCACCCAATACCGGCGCTTGTCGCTCTCCTCGTAAGCCGCCTCGATCCGGCTCATGCCGGT